TTCGAACAAAATACTATTGCAACTAGAAATAGATTCTTAGCGACGGTAAATCCATATCTAGAATCAGTAGTACAAAGACAAGGTCTTTATGCATATAGAGTGGTAATGGATGATACAAATAATACAGCAGATGTTGTAGATAGAAATCAATTAGTAGGTCAAATCTTTATTCAACCAACTAAAACAATTGAATTCGTTGTATTAGACTTTACAATTGAACCAACAGGAGCAACATTTGCATAAGAATCTAAATAATAGATATTTATAATTAAATAACAAGACAATAAAATGGCAGTATTAGATCCTAATGAAATAATGTTTAGAGCTTTTGAACCAATGGTTCAGCACAGGTTCGTAATGTATATAGACAATATCCCAGCATTCATGGTTAAAAACGTGAAAGCTCCTAACTTTACAGATAGTGAGATCAAACTTGATCACATTAACTCTTACAGAAAAATAAGAGGTAAAAGAAACTGGGAGAATATGGATATGACTTTATATTCACCAATTACTCCTTCAGGAGCTCAAGCAGTAATGGAATGGGCTCGTCTAGGATATGAATCAGTAACTGGTAGAGCTGGTTACTCAGATTTCTACAAAAAAGACTTAACTCTTAATATCTTAGGTCCTGTAGGGGATATCGTAGGAGAATGGATCATAAAAGGAGCTTTCTTAACAAAAGGTGACTTTGGTCAATTTGACTGGACTTCTGCAGACGGAGTTGTAGAGATAGGAATTACAGTAGCAATGGATTATTGTGTATTAAATTACTAATAAAATTCAAATAAAAATTAACAAGCCTGGCAATCGTCAGGCTTTGTTGTTTTAAAAAAGTTTTATTCGTATATTTATATATAGAAAAAGTTACTAACAAATAAAATTTATGGAACAAAAGCAAAAATTTCCTACCGAAATGGTAGATCTTCCTTCAAAAGGGGTGCTATACCCACAAGATTCCCCACTAGCATCAGGTCAAGTTGAAATGAAATACATGACAGCTCGTGAGGAGGATATCTTAACAAATCAGAATTATATTCAAAATGGAACAGTAGTAGATAAGTTACTACAGTCTTTAATTGTAACTCCAATTAACTACGGAGATCTTCTAGTAGGAGATAAAAATGCAATTTTAATTGCTTCTCGTATTTTAGGGTACGGAAAAGATTATGAATTTGAATATCAAGGAGTAAAACAAGTCGTAGATTTATCTGAAGTAAAGCATAAAGAAATAGACGAAGCTTTATTTAAAGCAGGAGAGAATAAATTTACTTACAAAATGCCTTCTACAGGTACATTAGTTACTTTTAAATTACTTAATCATGCAGATGAATTAGCAATTGATCAAGAAGTAAAAGGATTAAAAAGAATAAACAAAGACTCTTCAGCAGAATTATCAACAAGATTAAAAAGATTAATAACTTCAGTAGAAGGAGATGCTACTCCATCAACTATTAGAGATTTTGTAGATAATTACTTACTTGCAAGAGATTCAAGAGCATTTAGAGAATATCTTAAATCAATCCAACCAGATGTTGATTTAAAGTTCTATCCAGAGAACGGACCAGACGGAGGGGTCGATATTCCAATCGGAGTTACCTTTCTTTGGCCTGACGCCGGAGTATAGAGCCTCGCTCTTCTCACAGCTTCATGATATAGTATTTCACGGTAAAGGAGGATATTCCTTTGGAGAGATATACGAATTTCCAATTTGGCTAAGAAGATATGTACATAGGAGTATGATTGAATTTTATGAAAATGAAAACAAGCAAGCACAGAAGTCCCAAGGACAGCAATCACTTCTACAAGACGGAAAAATAAAAGCACCTGACTATAGTACTAAAGCCCGTAGATAATATGGGCTTTAGCTATTTATAATAAAACTACTTTACAAAGAATGGCTAATCCACAGCAATCGTTAGATCAAATAAAAGCACAGATTGAAAGCTTGAAACAGCAGTTAGGTAAGACTGGACTAGATGTGGTAAACATCACAGACTTAACTACCGCGCAAACACTTTTAAGAGGCCTTCAAGACGAAGCAGATGATTTAGCTAGATCTTTCGGGGATATGGCTTCTACACTTGCCAATATTGTAGGTGAGTTGAATAAGAGTGATACTGCAACAAAAAGTGCAACAAAAGCATATAAAGGATTAGTTAGTATTGCACAAAAAATGCAATATGAAGAAGAGGGTATATATGCATATAACGTAAAGCAATTAGATACTCTACATAAACAAGCACAAGCACATAAAGTAAATCTAGAGACCGCAGTAGGTAACCTAACACTAGCTGAACAAGCAACTACAGAAGGACAAGCACTATTAAAAGCTCTAGAAGATCAATATGCAATAGAGAATGATCTTATAAAGGCAATAGAAAAGCGATTAAAGCTAGAAAAACAAGTAGAGAAGACTTTTGGTGCAACAGGAGCTTTAATTGAAGGAAGTAGTAAACTTCTCTCTACAATGGGCTTTGGGCATTTATCCACAGAGTTATCAGAGTTAGGAGATAAACTAAAAGCTGAACTTAGAGATAAGTTAAAAGAATCTGGAGATGAAGCAAATAGGATAGGTCTAAGTTTTAAATTTATGGCAAAAGGTCTGGCAGGTTCTGCTAAGATTTTTGCAGACGGATTAACTGATCCGTTATTCATTGTAGGTAAAATATTTGACACATATCTTGAAATAAATAAAGCATCTGTAGATCTGCAAAGACTTACAGGACAAAATGCAGTTACGTTTGAAAATATTGGAGCAAATGTCGCTACGTTAAAAGATACTTTAGAAACAATGTCAGAGCTTACCAAACGAACTGGTAAGAATGCTCAAAATATTTTTTCAAGTGAAGTAATAGGACAAGCAGCTGCTCTTAAAACTACAATGGGGCTAACAGCTGAAGAAGCTGGAGGTATTGCAATAATGTCTCAAACCTCAGGCAAAGCTGTAGACGATATAACAGATTCAGTTGTAGCTACAACAAGTGCTTTTAATGGTGCAAATAGATCAGCAGTATCTCAAGGACAGGTCCTTAGAGATGTAGCAAATACAGCAGATTCAATAAAACTTTCATTAGGAAATAACGATGTAGCAATTGCAAAAGCTGCTTCAGCTGCTCGTAGATTAGGAATGGACCTTGGAAGAGTTGATGAAATTGCAGGATCTTTAATGAACTTTGAAGATTCTATTGGTAAAGAGTTAGAAGCAGAGTTATTAACAGGTAAAGAACTTAATCTAGAAAAAGCAAGAGAACTTGCTTTAAATAACGACCTAGCAGGATTATCAGAAGAATTATTTAAAAACTCATCTGATATAGCTGAATTCGGAAAAATGAACCGAATACAACAAGAGTCTTATGCAGCAGCATTAGGAATGACAAAAGATGAGCTTGCAAAAATAGCGTATCAAAAAGCTCTTGACTTAAACATGACGGATGAGCAAGCAGCAAAAGCAGCCGGAGTGAATGCAGAGGAGATGAAAAGAGTAGATGCTCAACAGAATTTTGCAAAAGCATTAGAAAAAATTGCAGGAGCTTTAGCGCCGATTTTAGACCTAGTTGGTGATCTGCTAAGTATACCGCTTGCTCCATACTTTATACTAGGATTTGCAGCAGTATATAAATTAGGAGCAGGACTTAAAGGCACTCTTACAACTATGGGGTCTTTAGCAAGAAGTACAAAAGACTTTTTTAGCAATTTCAATGGAAAAAAAGCAATTATGGACTTCTTCGGAGGACTGAAAGATAAGTTCGGAGATTTAAAAGATAAGTTTAAAGAATTAAAAGGAGCTTTTGGAGAAGGATTTGCAAAAAAAGCACAAGAAAAAGCAACAGGAGGAGTAACAGATACACTAGTAGATAAAGCACAAGAAAAAGCAGGAGATGCAGCTGGAGGATTAGCAGACAAAGCAAAAGATGCTGTAGCAGGAAAAGCAGAAGAATTAGGAGATAAAGTAGGGGGTGCTGCAGATAAAACAAAAGGATTAAATAAAGGAGCAGGAGCAGGTATTAAAGGATTTTTTCAAGCATTAGGACAAGGGTTTGTAGCATTTGCACAAGCAATGGCTATTCAAACTCCAATAGGACCGGTTGGACTTGTAATGGCAGCTGCTTTAGCAACTATTACACTAAGTATAATAGGTCTGGGATTTGCACTTAAGTTAGCAGCACCAGGAATAGCAGCATTCGGAACAGTAGTTACAGCAGCTTTTGCAGGGATAGCGGGGCTTATAACTGCAGTATCAGATGGATTTGTAAAAATAATTGGAGCAGTTAGTATGGACAATATAGGTCCAATGATGTTACTAGGACCGGCCTTATTTGGAATTGCAGCAGGACTATCAGCAGTAGCTTTTGCAGGACTAGCAGCAATACCGGCTATAGGGGGATTAGTATTACTTGCAGCAGTAGCACCAAAACTTGCTTCTATAGGAATAGGAGGAGAAAAGAAATCAGCAGAAAAAGCAAAAGGAAAAGGAGAAGAAGGTACAATGGCTGCTTTAGAAGCTAAATTTGATACACTAATAGAGCTTGTAAAACAAGGTACAGTAATAAATTTAGATGGTACAAAAATATCTACATCGGTAAATAGAAATCTAGCCAAAGTACAAGTTGCTTCATCTTAGATTTACTACTGTAAACTATTTATAATAAATAAAAAATACTAACTATGGGATTATTAGATTTACTACCAACAAGTAATTTAGGATTAGACGGAGTTACTCCTGCACCAATATCAAGTGCAAATCCTAACTCAACTTTACATTACCAATATTCAATCAATGGAGCACCAGTACAAGCACCGCCTGTACCATCACCATCAGGATTGGATTTAGACGGAGCAACACCTCCAAAATACTTAGACAACCCTCCAGGATAATAAAAAACCTATATGGCATCACCAGGACTAATAAATCTCCAGACAGACCTTAAAAGTCTTCGTTATGGAAGCGATAAACCCTATATTACTAAGGACGTAAACGACCCTCCTTCTAGTAATCAAACGGGTATGCAAATAACAAAGCGTATAGATGATTTATCTAGAATCGCACAATTGCTTATTGACCGTCCTGGATTAAAGTTTATAGGTAATCAAGCCCTACTACAGCAAGTAGATATTCAAGATAAGTTACAAAAGAGTAGAGATAAGGGTAAGACCTTTGCAGGAGCTCTCCTACAGCAGGGATTAAGTACTGTAAAACAGACAGCTAAGATTTTAGGATCAACTATTGCCCAAGTTCCAGTAAACGGAACAGGTACACACTTTGTATACGCTTTTAGGACAGATACATATTTACAACCATCAGGAGGAAACAATAGATCTGCTTTTGCTCAATTCTTTGGAGCAGGAGGAGTAGAGGGAGCACCACTTGCTTTAAGAGGTAAAAATATTACTGGAAAAGTAGAATCTAATTTTGGAGAACCAAACCAGCAGACAGGTGAATTTAAAATTACATCTGAAAGTGAATTAGATTATGATGAAAAAGTAAATTCACTAATACCAGGTCGATCTGCATATAATAATGCAAAAGAGGGTACTCCTATTATAGAAGATAATACAGGACAGGAAGGGTGGAAGCCTTATACAAGTACAGGTGTTAAGGAACAGTTTGTAAATAGGGATACAAATAAAATTGTTAGTCAAAGTATCTTCGCAGATAAGCAGATACAGAACAAGAGTAGATCAATTGTAACAGGGTCAGTTAGGAATTCTTCAATAGAAATTATATCACCATTTACAGGAGATCCTCTAATACTGCCCCAGAAGGAGACAACAGCTACTGCAGGTACTTTAGGAGTATCAAATCAAGGAGTAGTAGGAGATATTTCTGAAACTTCTACGGAAAACATAGGAAAACAGTACACTAGTAAGGATACTTATACAGGGATAGATTCTGCTGAAACTATTAGAAGATCTGCTAGCGGAAAAAATATCTCTATGAAACTTTCAGGAGCTGAAAATGATTACCTACCTAACCCTTCCACTACAGATAATACATTTGGAGATGTAGAAGTAGGTAATATTATTAATGAAAGTACAGGAGAAGTAGTAGAAGGAATCTCAACAGGAGAATTACTAATACCAAAGAAAACAACTTTAAAGAACCTACAAAGAGCAATCAGTACAGGTTCTGCAGACGTGGTAAGTAGAAGTGGAGAATTCTTAAGTTTAGGTACACCTATAGTAAAAGATTTTAGAACAGGAAAATCTTACTCGTTTGATTATACCTCTCCAACAATAAACAGAGAACAGAGAGTCAATTTAGGTAACCAAGGAAGATCTGTAATAGACTTCGGTAGAGCTAAATACTCAGATACTGACCCACTTGCTATAGACGCACTAAATGCACTTGATATACAGAATGATGACAGAGCAGCAGGAAGTAAGCAAGGAAGAGACTTTGCAAAATTTTACTTTGAAATAATAACACCAGATTCAAAACCGAGATTTCTACACTTTAGGGCATTTATAGATAGTATAGATGATAGTTACAATGCAGATTGGCAAGGGTTCAAGTATGTAGGTAGAGCAGATAGCTTTTACACATATGGAGGATTTGAAAGAGATATAAATATTTCATTTAAAATTGCAGCAGCAACAAGGTCTGAAATGAAACCTCTGTACAGAAAAATGGTACTTTTAGCATCATCTACAGCTCCGACCTACGGGGGACAGGGGTTTATGAGAGGTACGCTTGCTAGATTGACAGTTGGTTCGTATTTTACACAATTACCAGGAGTAATTACTTCGGTGAAATATAGTTTAATACAGGATATGCCTTGGGAATTATCAATGCAAAGCCCAGAGCAGGGAGGAGATAGTGATGTACAGGAGTTACCAATGGGATTACAATGTAGTGTTAGTTATAAAGTAATACATGATTTTGCACCTCAAACAGGACTATACCACTATATTACGAACCCAAACCCAGAGAAAGCACAAGATTTCTTAAAATAGATGGCAAATAGATACGAAAATATAAAACAAATTACAACGATGGACGGAATAACGTATAAATCTAATACGATCTATCCGGAAGTTCCTCTATCTGAGAATGACTTTTACGTAATTACATCAGCAGGAGACAGGTACGATACACTCGCTCAGCAATTCTACAATGATTATTCTCTTTGGTGGATTATTGCAGCAGCAAATAACTCACAACAAGCATCGTTAAATGTAGAACCAGGAGTGCAGATTAGAATACCAGCAAACCAATCTCAAATTGTATCACAATTTAATCAAGTTAATAAAACTAGATAATGGCAGGAGAAAAAATAGGTTCACCTATTAGTAAACAAGTTATAGAGCAAATTGAAGCCAGAAAGAAAATCGTAGGAAAGAAAACAGGAAGGACTTCAGAGGATCTCCTATACCTAAATAGTAAGACAGCCTGGGTGAGACTTTCCTCAGGAGTAAATACCATTACAGACGAAGAAGCCCAGCAATATGCAGCACAAGAAGGAAGAGGAACTATAAAAGGAAGTAACGTCCTGGCAGGTACCAATATACTTCAAGGAGGTCTCTTAGACCCCAATAGAGGACTACGAGAAGGAATAACTACTTCTACTACATATAATCAACAAACAGCTTATAATAATAGAGCAAAGAGTACAGGTATCAGACCTATGCCAGGTATTACCGGGCTTACTATTGCTTCTAAGAATACATACGGTACCCTTAGGGAAGCAGAGGTAAAAATCTCTGTATGGACTTTGGAAGATTTTGAAATGATAGAAAGAATCTACCTAAGACCAGGATTTACAATGTTACTCGAATGGGGACATTCTCTATATGTAAGAAATGCAGGTAATATTGAAAGAGATGTTAAAACTGTAGGTAATAAGTTCTTTAGAGACGGTATCTCAATGTCTCAAGTTCTGAAAGAAATTGCAGATCTTAGAGAACAGACTGATTATAACTACGAAGGAATGGTCGGATATGTTAAGAATATATCCTGGAATTACCTCCCAACAGGAGCATATGAATGTACTGTCAGTATTATATCATCAGGAGAGATACTAGATTCTTTAAAAATTAGAATAAACCCAGTTATTAGAGGAATAGATGTAGGAGAATTTGCACCCGCATCAGATGATGAAGGTAAAGAGCAGAGAAAATCTCCATTTCATTTCTTCTTGAATAAGTTAGACAAAGTAACATCAGAGGTAGTAAATAGAGCAGCATTAGCAGGAGTAAGTGCTGATTTAGGAAGCCGACTGGAAGACTTTACAGGATTCTATAAAGAAATAGAATCAGAAGATCACCCAGATGCTCCATGGTATGGAGATAAGAAAATAAAACATTACTGGTTACCATTAAGAGTTTATTTAGACATTTTTAACAAATATGTAACACAGGTTGATACAAGTAAAGCTAAGACATCTCCAGATTACCAAATAGTAAAGTTTAACACCGATTACGCTAAATCTTCTAAATTTCTTACTGTACCGGAACATTTTTCAATAGATCCCACAGTTTGTGCACTGGCATACAAACACGTACTACCAGTAGGAGCAGGTACAGGTTTTGGTAATATATCAGTTATATACAATAATATAGATAGCAACCCACCAACTAACCTATATGATGATGTACTAAATATATTAGTAGCAAGTCCATTTGTAAAAGGTATAGTAGATGGAGCTTTAGGAGAAGATTATGAATCATCAAAAGGAGCTACTGATATATTTAAAGAAATATTATCAGGAATAAATACAGCATTAGGAGGTATTAATGACTTAGATCTAGCTTTTGACGAAGATGAAAATATGTATACTGTTGTTGATAGAAACAATACTCCTAAAGAAAAAGCACCGGAAATAACAATAGCAGGTATAGATAGTATATTTACAAATATTGGCGTAAGTAGTAGGATTACAAACCAAATAGCAAGCCAGATCTCTATAGCAGCTCAAGGGTCTACACAGAGTTTTACCGAAAATGTAGAGAATATACTAAAATGGAATCCTAATGTAATAGACAGGGTAAAACCTGTTAGAGATCCATCAGAAAAAGATGCTAAAGGTCAAGCAGCTTTAAAACAGGAAAAAGAAATAGAATGGGCAGACTGGTATGATGATGTAGAAAACTTTTTTGGAGAATTCAACGGAACAGGGTACGAGGATAGTGATATGTCAGCTGCAAAAACTCTACATAAAGAGTATATAACTTATGCTCTGTATTACCAAAACACAACAACAGGAGACCCGCCACCGGGAATTGTACCTGTAGAACTATCACTTCAGTTGGAAGGAATAGGAGGTTTAAAAATAGGGCAAACCTTTGCTATTAATTCAGGAATCTTACCTAGTAAATACCAAGGTAAATTTGGATATATTATAACAGGGTTGAACCAGACAATAGAAAATAACAGATGGTTAACAGACATAAGTACTAAATTTTATCTATTAGGGAAAGGACAACCACAGGGAATACCGGCAGGACAGCAAAGAACTATTCCATTTGTTGATCCGGCAAGTAAAAGTAATATACCAACCGCTAAGGTAGCAGGAGGATCATCAAGAGTAATTGAAGGAGTAAAATACGGAAACGGACAAATCCCAGATGATAAACTTAGGTACATAAACAACTGGAAGTCTTATAAAGGAGCCATAGGAAGTGATAACGGAAGAATACGTCTATACGATAAAGCATCAAGAGCTTTAGATCAGCTATTAGCAGCTGCAGCAGCGGATAAGATTCCTTTTAAAATAAACAGTGCTTATAGAACATATTCAGACCAGGCAACAGTCTTTAATACAAACTGTTCAAATAGTCCATTTAACGGAGCAAGCTGTGTAGCAAGACCAGGTAAAGGACAAGCAGCTAAGCCAGGTAAATCAAATCACGGATTTGGATTAGCAGTTGACTTTGCAAACCCAGGACTTGCTAAGCTTACTACATCAATGATTCAGTATAAATGGTTACTTGCAAATGCAGGTAAGTTCGGTTTTAGAAGACTGCCTTGGGGTAATAAAGGAGAAAACTGGGAAGCATGGCATTGGGAGTATCAAATATAATATATAGGAAATGGCAGACGTTTTAGTAAAACAATTTACATATCAGACTGATTCAAAAACGGGTAGTGATAGAATCTCACGTCTTTATATAAAAGTATATGGAGACGGAGCTTTTATTAGAGAAGTAACTGAGATAACTGAAACTCAATCAGATGCAGCAGCACTTAGTAGAACTAAAAACTCGATAGAAAAGTATGGAATAAAAGCTCCGGACGGAACTCAATACCTTTTAGAATCAAAAGCACCACCTGACCCGCCCGCTTCTCCAACTGAAACAAACACAGGTACAAATACAGCAGTACTAAATGATGCAGCAGGAACTCTTTTAACAGGTACTTCTGAACCAAACCCGGATACAGAATGGAGTGATCGTACTTCATCATCAAGAACTATAAAAGTAACTGCTACTAAAAATGGAAAGAACTACACTGTAGGATTCTATAACTTCTATGCGAAAGATACAGATGAAGGACAAAAGGATATATGGGCACGTACTTACGAGGACATAGCAAGTAGAATTTTTAATGATGATGTAGATCTCGATCCAACTCTGGAGGATAAATTTCCGTATGGATATACTGTGAAAGTTATATCGTACACTTTTACCACCGTTCCGCCAGATCGTATAAAAGAACAACCAGCACCGCCACCGCCACCGCCACCTCCTCCTCCTGTTATAAAAGACAGAACGAGAAAAAGAGAGAGATATGTTCCAGAATCTAGATACGGAAAACCTAAATCTACATCAGGAGGTGATTTTGTAATAAAAGAGACAGGAGAAGACTATAAAGGAAGTTATATAGAAATCTTTGATGGAAGATTTTTATCAGGTACAAAACCAGAAGAGAATGGTGCAGAATTGGTAGAACTATCTCCGAACTATTTGGAGGATCTTATGCCTGCAGCAATAGTTGCAGCAGGATTATTGGCTGGATTTTTTAAACCAAAATTAAAAAAAGGGGATAAAGAAAGAGGAAAGACAAAAAGATTTTTCGTTCAGGATAAAAGAACAAATAAAATTACAGAAACAGACTTAGAAACCTACCAACTATCTCAGAATATACCGAGTAAGAGATTTGTAGCAGTGGATTGGGAATTAAAAGGCCCTGCTGAAGATCAAGTAATAAAGGGATATCCGTACGAAGGAGCAGCTTCTAAAAATAAAAAAGCAATAGCTGCAGTGGAAAAACAAATGCCAGGTATTTCAACTTTTATAACAGATTATGCATTTTTAGTAGAAGAACCATCTTATGCAACAGCAAGTACACTGTCTTCAAGTGTAGTTAAAGTACAAGATCCACTAGTAGTCCTGGAAAATTCTCGAAAGGCAAATTTCGATACAAAAAAATAAAACAAGGCTTGCTTTTGCAGGCCTTTTTTCTTATATTAAATAAAAGGTTATAGAAAATGTTTTATATAGTAGAATCAGAGGAGCAAATAGAGCTTCTAAAAAAGTTAGGAAAGAAAG